GTACGCCCCCCGACCATGGTCTCCAATATTCACGCTTGATGATGGCTCCTTCTTCTGAAGTTGGGTTTTGCATGTACTGTGCATTCCAACGTCGAGGAGGTATAGATGCTTTTACAGATTCTAATTCTTCTTTCTTCCAATACTCTGGCCATACAGGTTCGCCATCGTCCAGGATCGCTGGAAACTCGACCACCTCCCATTGATCCGCGCCAGTGTTCGCTTGAGCTTTAAGAAGTCTTCCTGTTAGATCATCTGTAGCCCATCTAGTCATTACGACCACGATCGACCCACCAGGCTGAAGACGTTGACGTGGCCCTGATACATACCAGTCATAGGTCTTCTCCATAGCAGAATCAGACATAACATTTTGTTCGGTATGAGGGTCATCAATAATTAATATATCAGCACCCCTACCCGTTATGGCACCACCGACACCCGCTGCAAAATATTCACCTCCATCAGAAGTTTCCCAACGACCTGCAGCTTTGCTATCTTGTTGGAGTCTCATATTGTTAAAAATTTTTTTATATTCGGTACTATCGACTAAGTTTCTTACTTTTCTACCGAACCTTTGTGAGAGTTCAGCATTGTGAGAAACCTGCATGATTTTGGCTTTGGGTCGGAGTCCCATTATCCAAGAAGGAAACAAAAATGATGCAAACTCAGATTTAGTATGTCTAGGTGGCATGTTGATAATGAGTCTCTTAATCTTGCCTTCAGCAACTTTAGTTAATTTGTCAGCAATTATTTGATGGTGGCCCCACTTAGAAGGTTCATTTGCTTCTCTACAAATGAAATCTGGCCATACTTGTTTAACAAAGAAAAGGAATTCTGTTCTAGCTTTCAGTATCTTTTTTGCATCTAGAAGTTGTTTTACCTTAATTAACTTCTCTTTTGGGAGTAAATCTAAATCCATAAGTATTTTGGTTATATCATATTTGTCTAACTTTGCACGTATGTTGTTCGTCAAGTTACATTCGCAAAATCTGGGGGGTGGGGTGCGGAAAAATCGCTAAATCTAGTATGGTGAAAAAAAGAGATACTAATTTGAGATGGTGAACAGGTGAGAGCCTGGCGCGTTAGCGCCAGGCAATTTATATTAGTTTGGTCGCGTCATGGTCGTAGTATCTCGAACAAGTCCGAATTTCTCTGCGAGATTACCCGCGAGAGCTGTCGCGAACTTAACAATCTTCTCATCTTCTTTGTTCTGTAAAACAAACTCAAAGATTTGTTGGTCGAGATATCCTGCAACAAGTTGCCAATCAATAGTTGATTGTTGTTTATTTTTTAAAATATCAACGAACTGTTTTACTTCTGCTAATTTCTGCGCATCAGTTTTATCTTCCGAAGATATTATCTCATTCACTTTTATAATCGCTTTTGTCATAACAATTATAATACAGTTTTGATTGAATAAGTCCAGTTCGTTCTTATATTCTTTTTACTGAACTTTTTAAACAAATCAAAGTGAGATTTTTTAAAATTCTCACTATCGAACATATTATATTCTTTTACATTACGATTGATTTGATAGTGATATTTATTTTTAATCACACTTAAACCATTAACATTAGGTTGGAATTGCTCGAACAATAAAACTAATTCAGGTTTTATTATTCTATTCCAATCACTACTTAATTGGCTTTTGTTATCTAACAAATCACAACCATTTATAATTAGTTGAGTTTGTTTTCTGTTAAGACTTTTAACAGATTTCTCTTTTGTCTTTGTCATATTATATACTCCTATTGTTTATATTTATAACAATAAAAGATTATCAAATCCCATGACCATATCAAGCTTTATTTTACATTTTTTTCATTTTTTATTTTAACCTCACATATTTAATAATAGCCAACCAACCAACGACCAATAAAAAAAATTCCGAATTTTCGCGGTACCGCCGTACCGCTTCTGGCTTTCTTTCTTATCATCAACCTCGACTTTTCTGTGGGAAATGGGAAACGGGAAAACAGTGCTCACATCAGCTTGTCCTGAGCTGCGGACCGTACCAGATCCATTAGCTTTTCTATCCACGACAGAACTCCTTTCTTCTGATGGGAATTGGGAAACCAGCGTGAGTCTGGGACCGCCGTACCAGCAGCCTCCAGTCTCTTCATCTGTTAACTCACGGCTTCGAGCGTTGGGATGGGAGATGGGAACTAGATGAATATCGCTACCAAAGCCACGCCCACGAACACGCGACCCCATTCCGACCTTATCAAAAACAAACCAAATAATATACCTAACCAGTGCACTCATCGTCCTCCTCTCTTTCGTTCAGGATGTACTGCGCAGCAACCTCTGCAGCCCACCAGCTCAGCAGGTTTTTAAACTGTTTCATGGTCCGCACATCATCTCCTCCGTTCAATTGGGATACGTACCGCATGATCGACAGGCCACTGTCGTTGGCATGTTGGTAGAGCTGCTCCCAGATCCAGGTCTCATGTTCATCATAGAACTTCACTGTATCATCGTAGTAAATCAGTGACGGGATAATCCCGCCACTGCAACCATGTTTGACAATATCTTCTATTGTGAATTGTTCGGCTTTTTCACCTGCTAGCAAAAATTTTTGTATACTCATACTTTCGCTACCTTCCACGTAATGCCTTCGGCATCTGTTTTATATTTGAATTTATCACCGATCTTATAATTGATTTGATTAAAAGGTTGATTGTCTAGAATCCCAATCCCGTTCTTCAAATCGCCTTTGAAGATTCTACACCACATCTTCTCATCGCCTCTCTTTGCATCTTTGAACCAAACGTAAACCATTCGCTTCGCCCATCTTGGGTGCTTTTCAAATTTCTTAATACTGAAGTAAGATTCTTTTCCATGTTTCTTACAAGTAAACATTATCGTTTCTTTTGTCATCATTTTCTCCTTTGGTTGTCCCATGAACATAAGATGTTTATTTGCAAAAGTCAATCCCCTAAATAAAAAAATTTTTCACACAAGCGCGTGTGCGTATGCGTAAGGTAATCTACAGCACCCTGACCTGCGGACCAGCGGTACCGCCGTCTGGAAGGACTCTATCTACAAACCACAGTTCTTGGTTCTGCAGTGGGAAGTGGGAAATGGGAGATGGGGCATCATAGGTTTCGCGATAAACACCGAGCGACTAGTCTTGGACTACAGTGGGAAGCTTTTACTCGAGTGCCCCAAGATGACGGTAGCCCAACGGACAAACAGGAGCTAACAAGTTTGAGATGATTGAGCTACCATGTGCGTATATATATTATCCCACGCTAATGTCAAGTAATTATTTTCACCAGCTTCTACGCTGCACGGTCCCCATCCATTTTATGATCCTGCTTTTCTGAACAAAAGCGTGAATTACCAATGGGAAATGGGATTTGGTGACTGGTACGCGGTACCAGCTGCCTCCTGAGTCTGGGTCGATGGTCAAAGAATGTTGAATGTGCAGTGGGAGTTGGGAAATGGGAAACGGGAATCACCTGCTGCTGGGTCCCTGATCCAGCTCAGCATGCAGGATGGTCTGTAAAAGATGGTCGTAGTCAACGGGATACGGGAAATTGGCAAACGGGACGGGGGTTGATGGCTCATGAACCATGGCCGATGTCCACTGGTACAGTTTTAAAGCTCTCTCAGAGAGGGCCTTTCGCAAGATAAATACTCTGCCACCTTCTCTACCACGCCTGATAATCCACGACTTTTGGTATTTAGATAATCGGATCGCTGTACCAGAACTTACCTTTAGCTCTAACCAAAACTCTATACCATTACAACAGCCATTAACGTCTGGAATTCCTAGTCCTACGTTTGTTTCGATTCTTTGAAAGTGTACGTTTGGTAACGCTTTTCTTAGATCTTCGTATAGTTTCGACTCTTGTTTTCGCATTGGTTTTATCTCCTAAATTTATATTCTTTTGTATGTAAGGTAAGAACCATTTGTTATCCCTAATTATTTGTGAAAGTGAATTAGTTAAATTGTTTACAACAAGCTCTTCATCTTTATCTTGTGCCAAGCAATTGCCCTCTGAATTTAAACCAGAATGATATACAGCTGAATGTAATACTTCATGAAGTAATGAGTTTGCTAAAGATCTAGATGACTGAGTCTTATCTAATTCAATGACATTTTTTACAGAGTCGTACTCCCCAAAACAATGATTGTCGTTATCATTAGTAGGTGAAATAAGATTAATTTTAACATCTTCGTAATTGACTCTAATCTTCTTTTTTAGTGTTGACACTAACCACTCCCACATTAGTTGATATCAAATGAGAGTTATGATGTTTATGAAATGCGTTCCAAAAATCTTTTTCAGTCTTCCAATTCATCGTTACCTTCTTCGGCTTCGATTTCGAGGACTTTGCTGTTTGGTATTTCATCACGTAGCTCATTGATTTGTTTTATTAATTCTTCCTTAGACATTGCTGAAAGGTCTTGAACCTTAATTTCTTTCTTGTCAACATACAAACCAACAGATTGACCTAACCTAAACTCTGCATTGATAGCTGCTGCTAACTGCCCTTTGTCCTCTGCTTTTTTTGATAAATCGTCTAATCTTCTAAGATGTCTATAATGATCTTTATAAGTTTTAGCTGCCGAATCTCTTAACTTCTCAATGTAGGCTACCACATGAGGATATTTATCTGGATTAGTTAATAAACTACCTGTTTTCTCGCAAATTTTTTCAGCGTAGCCTGCCTGTTTAGCAGCTTCTTTTTTTGTTACGTCAGGATACCTGGATACATAATACTCAGCAAATGTTCTTTGTTTTGGTGTCAGATATTCTGCACCTTTCAATCGTTTCTTTAATGCTCCAACAGTATTCATAATTTTCCAAACCTACATAGGTACAATAAACTAAAAATATATACTTACCACAAAAAAGGTCAGCTAACCAGT